CATCTACAACTGGCATGAGCGCCGCGACTACGCTCCGGCCGGGATCGAGATGGTGATGGCGCAGACCGTACAGGGCACGCATACTGCGTATCCGCTGCCGGATTATCAGGCCATTCTCGGCGAGTGCTGCTACTGCTGCATCGGCATGCTCTATGCCAACGATGACTGGCAGGACAACATGATCGCCTACATCGCCAGCGCGTGGTCGTGCGACAAGCCCCAGTGCTTTGGTCACGGCTACACCTACAACTATGGCTCGTTCGGCCAGATCCTCGCCTCCGACACCAACTCGGCCGAAGTCTCGCGCATCGCGCACTGCTGGTCCGACCCGGTCGTCGGCTGGCTCAAGGCGGCGGCGTATGCAGCACACTCCTGCTGCGTCACCATCGACCACCCGGAGATGTCGGTACAGGGGCCGAACTTCGGCATCCTCGCCTGCCTGCGTCAGCCGGAAGCCTGCTTCCAGTGCTTCACCTTCGACGAGCAGCAGTTGCTGCAAGCCACTGGCTTTGTCGTCACCGTCCCGCTCAACGGCGGCACCGGCGCGATGACCCAGCCGATGGTCGTCAACGACTCCACCAACAACCGTTACGACGAGAACGGTCGTCTGAACGCGACGTGGTGGAACGTCAACTCGCGGCGGCTTGCCGCTGCGACTGCCGATCAGGCGGCGATTGCGCTGGGTCAGGTGGTGGGTCTTGGCCTGTTCACCAAGAACACCACGGTGCCTGCCGGTGTGCGGGGCACCAACCCGCGCATGATCCTTGGTCAGTTCCGGGCTTGGGCGAAGTCTCAGGTCGGGTACCTGTTCTCCGAATTCGAGAACATCGATCAGGACATCCAGCTGAAGACCGATTTCGAGGTGGCTCCGAAGTGCCAAGGCATTCCGGGCAAGCTCTGGATCGACTTCACCTATCGTCCGCCGGTGCGCATCAGCACCATCACCATCAACGCGCAACCTGCGATGCTCAGCAACTGCTGAGCACTTTCGCAATCGACTAGGAAGGAGTTGTCAACATGACTTGCGAAAATCAGGTAGGCGTAAAAAATATTCTGATGACGTTCTTGGATTGCGACACCGGCGCAATCTACGGACCGATCAGTCACAAGCTGTCGTCGGAGGATCTTCCGACGTGGCGGCTGTGCGCCTTCAATAACGATCCCCTGCCGCAGGGCTACGTCAAGCGGCAGCCGACCAACCCGGAGGTCGAGATCAAGGTGATCCGCGATCTGCGGATCCCGCTCGCGATGTATCAGGGCTGTAGCGACGTTGCGCTACAGGTCGAGTACTACAACGGGCTGGTCTATTCGGCGGTCAAGGGCACCGGCACCGGCGACGAGAAGTCCGACACCCATGAGGTGACGCTGACGCTCTCGTTCAAGGAGATCGATGAACTGCTGCCGGTCGGTACGCTTGAATCCACGGAGCAGGTCGTTCAGCCGACATTCGCCACAGCGGCTTAACCAGCAATCGACGAACGGCAACGGCGGGAGTAAACCTCCCGCCGACGCCATACGTCAGCAAGGATTTCAATCGTGGCCGATACAGTAACCAAGCTCCCCTCCCAGCCCGTCAAGTACCCCATCTCATTTCAGCTGGGCGATACTCTGATCGACGGCGTCGTTATCAAGCCCCTCACATTCGCTGGTTTCGTGGAGTGCATCGTCACCGCGCAGGCGATGCCGGAGCCGAAGATATTTGAGGCGCGTCTGCGCCGCCTGCGGATCATGAAGCAGGTCATCTACTACTCCGGCAATAACCTCGTAAACGTGTCGCAGATGGACATGTTGACGATGCCGATCCCTGCGGTTCGCCTCATTGCATCGCACCTCGACGACGAGGAAGGCCCGGCTGGCAAGATCATCCGTGATGGCGACGGCATCGACAAAGCCATCGTCTACGAACTCGGCTCGCCGATCCCGCTTGGTGCAGGCAAGGGCTTCATCAAGGAACTGGAATTCCACGCCAGCACCTACGGCGAGATCGAAGACGTGATTGCGGTCGATATGGCCATCCAGCAGACGTTGACCATGATCTCGACCATTGCCAAGCCGCTTGGCACGAGCCTGTCTCAGCTGCCGTCGTGGGCAATCAACACGATATCGGTGACCGATGGCGTGTTGATCTCGCGCGATGTGCTGCCGCGTTTTCTAGGGTCGCCGGACGAGTAGCCGAGCGAGTGGAGCAGTACCGATACTACTCCGCTTCGGCTGGCGACATCAGAATGCTCAATATCCAGCAGCTGACGCTGCGCATCAGCCATTTCTCCAAGGTGCATAATCAGGAAATGAAAAACCGGATCATCCTTGCCGGGGGCAAACCCTAAGTGGCCAGCTTTACGGAGCAAGCTACCCTCAAGGTAGTCGATAAGTCTTCGGCACAACTCCGCAAAATCAATGCGGAGTTGAAGAAGCTATTTGCGACCGCGAAATCGCTGAAGAGCACCAGCGTCAGCATCAAGGTCAGCGCGACCGGCCTTACCAAGGCCACGGCCGAGATCCGAAAGCTGAACGCGGAAGTTCGCAAGCTTCGGTCGATGACGGCCTCGATCAAGGTCAACGCCAGCGGCCTAAACGCGGCGAACGCCCAGATCGCCCGTCTACGCAGGCAGGCGTCCCAGCCGATCACCGTTCGGACCCAGCACGCTGGTGGCGGCGGCCCGGCCAACCCACGCGCCCCCGGCACGCGCACCGGCGGCGGTGGCTTCCGCCGGACGCCGGGGTCGGCGTTTCTCGGCGGCATCGGCGGCGGCATCGGCGTCGGTCTTGGCCGTCTCAACGAAAGCTTCGGTCTCGTCGCGCTGGCAGGTTACGGGGCGGCCAAGGCGCTGCGTGCAGTAGCGAACGCAGCGGAGAAGCGTGATCGTGCCGAGTTGGCGGTCGATACCCAGACGTCACCGGCGCAGCGTGCGATGTTCAAGAAGCTTGACGAGGAGGCCAAGAAACGCGGCGATCTGCCACCGGCGCTTCGCTACAAAACGGACCAGTTCAACCTGACTCGTTCCTCGTTCCAAGGCGATGTCGGCAATAGCGATCTCTACAATACCCCTGAGAAGATGGCATCCAAGGCAGCGCAGGAAGAGCGCGCTGAGCGCGCCGATGTGCTGGCGCGGACGCTGTACAAGGATTTCGTGCCGGGGATCTGGGCGCGCGATAATACGATGACGCAGGAGGGTTCGCAGGAAGAGCTTAAGAAGCTCTCGCAAGTTCTCGGCACGATGACGGAGAAGGTGTTCGAAACCAAGGATGGCAAACAGGTGCTCAGCGCCGACGCCAACCGGGTTCTGGAAGGCATCCAGCTAGGTATACGTGCGGCACCTGATGTTACGCTGTCCCAGATCAAGACCATGGGAGCGTCACTCAAGTCGCTTGGTTACACCGCTACGCCGCAGCAGATTGCTGAAGTCATCTTCAACGTCAGCGCCAAAGGCCAGCGGGCAGCCGGTGAAGCCTACCAGATGTACAGGGCGGGGCAGGGCACCGTCGACATTGGCAAGCTCAACTACTCCATCGAGAAGCTTGGCGGATTTATCGAAGGCACTGCTCAGCCGGGTAAAAAGCCGGGAACGATAAAGGCAGGCACCGGCATCCCACGGGAATTCGACGACCCGGAAAACCCGGATCGACCGATCAGACTTGGTGAGCAGCCGTCGGAGTGGTGGCGGCGACTTCTGGCAGAACCACAGGCCAAGAAAAAGCTGGCCGACGACATGGCCACGGTAGCTGCCGCAAGTCTCGGGAAGGGTGCCACTGCAAAGCAGAAAAAAGCAGCGGCCGACGAGGCAAGGGCCAGAGCAGAAAGAGGGGACTCGACAGCTGCGGAACGAGCCGATTTTGTCAATCGCACACTGAGCGGCGCAAGGGGCACGGCGCTGCAAGCCATTCTCGATTCGTGGCTTGGCGGTGGGATAGCCAAGGCCGGTATTGCGCAGGCGGAAGGCACGCCGGGGCCGCGCGAAATCGAGACCATGATGGCGGAGCGTTGGTCGGCGCAGCTGACCAACCTTGGCACGTCGGTGTCCAACGCCGCTGGCGATCTCGGCAAACTGGGCGCGGAAGCTATCGGGCTGGCCAACATTCTGCGCGGCATGAACTCTTTCGTCGAGCAGAACCCGCTGACGTCTGGTGCCATCGCAATCGCTATCGGTGCAGCGGTCACAGCAGCGGTGCTGACCCCGTTCGCAATGCTGATCCGGGCCGCCAGTGCAATGTCGCGCGCAGCCGCCATAATTGGCGGCGGCACCGTTGCGGCAGCCGGTGCGACCGGCACGGTCATCGGCACCGTCGGTACACTAGGCAAGGTCATGAAGGTCGGCGGCACGTTGATGCGCGTTGCCAACGGTGTCGGCATCGCGCTGACGGCGGCCGAAGTGACGTACTACCTCGCCACGCGCTCCGCGGAGCAGGCGCAGAAGGACATGGATCAGGCCAACGCGGTAAAGGACATCACCCGCAAGCAGGAGCGTCTCGCGGCGCTGGAAGCAGAGCGGAAAGTACAGCAAGATACTGGTGTCGAGCCTGCGCCTAACATGGCCGCGAAGCTTGCAAAAGATGCGGAAGAGATCGCCCGGCTCAGAGCAGATATTGCGAAGCTCAAGACTGTGCTGGATGAGAAGCCTGTTGAGGCTGTCTCAGAGGACAAGATACCGACACAGTCGGAGGTCAACGCACTGGTCGCCAAGGCTGTCGCAGACGCGCTGGCTTCTGAACGTGCGAAAGCGAAAGATCCGAAACCGACGGAGCCGGTAAAGTCCACGGCAACCGACCGCGCCGAAGCCGCAGCTGCCGCAGCCGCAGCTGCGAAGACCACAACGCCACCAGCGGCAGCAACCACAGCCGCAGCAACGCCAGCGCCAGATAGTCTGGCGGCGCTGATTCCGCAGCTGGCCAAGACTTCGGAATCTATTACGTTGTCAATCAGCGGCCTGACCACGGCAGGCAACACTTTCACTACGGTCTTTAACACCGGCGCAACCGCGATCAAAGGCGCAGGCGAGACCGCAGCTACCACCCTTTCCAATGCGGCTCCGGGTATCGGGACTGCCATTGGGAATGCGGCAGCCAAAGCCATCAGTGCAGCGGCTGCTCAAGTGAGTATCAACGTCAACCATACGGGCGAGCAGCCGAACACCGGTCGGTCGGCCCCACAGTAGGAGTTAACATGGCTACCAAGAAAGCAGCGAAGAAGTCCAAGTCCCCGAAGTCGGCTTCGGCCCGCGCCAGCGCGCCGGTGAAGAAGTCGGCTGTGCGCAAAGCTAAGGCACGCGGCTAATGTCTCGTTCCGCCTGCGCTATCGGCAAGGATGTCGTCCCCGCCTCGTTCAAGGGCGTCGGCTTCTATTGTACCGAAGCCGATATCGAAGGCGGACGTCGAGGCGCGGAGGGTGAATTTCCCTTCGGCGAGAACACGGCATATGCGGATCTTGGTCGCAAGATCCGCATATACAAGCTCACCGCGCACTTCAGGGAAGACGACCATGTCTGGGACAGCCAAGCGGTGTTCGCGGCTTGCGAATCTCCGGGGCCGGGCATTCTCGTTCATCCTACGCGCGGGGCCGTCATGGTCGCGTGCCGCTCTGTTACGGTTAAGGACCAGCTGGAGGAGTCAGCGGGCGAAACGACTGCTGAGATGGAGTTCGTTGAGGCGAACGTCGGCTTCAGCGGGATCCTTGGATCGATCTTTGGGATCATCTCCTCTGGATTGCTTGCGGCGTCACAGGCGACCTTTCTAAACGACTATACGCCAGTACAGGTCGCGCATCCGTGGCGCACCGACGTCGTCGACAAGGCGCAGTTTCTGGTGGCGACCACGGCTACCGCTGCAACGTACACGCTGGTGTCGGACTCGCCGATCACCGACTGGCACGAAGTCCTCGACATGCAGGCCGTGGTTCAGGACGACGGACTGGCGCTGTCAGCGAAGAACGTCGACAACGCCATGATTGACGGTTTTGCGCTGATCACGCGCAACCTTGTCGATCCGAATGCCAAGTTCAACGTGTTTCGGAAACTGGTCAATGTGGCACTTACCGCGACCGGGTTGCCTGCTGGTCCTGCTACCGAGACTGATGAAGCCGTTGTTAGTCGTCATCGTCTGCTGGCTGCTGTTGGCATGGCTGAAGCGGCGATGGGTCGAAAGTATCCGACCATACAAGACTGTCTCACCGCGCGAGAGATGGTGATGGCGGTGTTCGCCGATGAGGCCAAGATCGCCTACGGCGAATGCGACAACGCGCTGTATCTGGAGATCGTCAAGTACTCCACCGAGTTCAGCAAGATGATGTACGACCTGTCGTACCGTCTGCCCGGTCAGATCATTGTCAATTTCTCCGGCGGGGTTCATCCGCTGGTCGCGGCCTACACGATCTACAAAGACGCCAAGCGGCACCGCGAACTGGAAGAGCGCAACATCGTCGACGCCAACGGACGGTTCGGCATGCTGGTTTCAGGTATCGCGCCGACATGATGCCGCCGGTCGTCATATGCATTGGTGGATCGGCGCTCGATACTTGGACTGAAATGACGCTACAGCGGTCCAAGGACGAGATGACTGGCTCGCTCAGTGTGTCCATTTTCGCCGGGGCTATGCAGTCCGGTCCGATGATAGCTGCTGCCAAGTGTGGCGCGGATATCTCCGTCTACATTGCCGGACAGCTGGCGTTCTGCGGCACCATCGACAAGCGTTCAGGTAGCGGCACCAAAAAAGGCAAGAAGGGTGCCGATGAGGAGAACCAGAAGGAAGGCAAGGGCGCTAGCGGAACGCAGATGAGCGTCTCCATCAGCGCGACCGAATACACCGTCAAGCTGTCGGCGCGTGGCAAGACCAAACGACTGATTGATTCTTCCCACCAGCATCCGACCACCAACATGATGCAGCCAACGACTAAAGAGGTGGTCGAGAAGCTGATCGAGCCGTGGCAGATACAGACTGAGTGGAAGGGCGAGGTGATCAAGCTCGACAAGGTGCGCTTCCGTGATGGCGCACTGGTGCTAAGCGAGTTGCAGCGTATCGCGACCGAATACTGCTACTTCATGTACGAAAGCCGTGACGGCAAGCTGGTGGTATGTGACGGTGTAGCGGGTACGACCAGCGGCGGCGAGCCGCTCATTCTCGGCCAGAACATCCTGACCTTCTCGGCGGAGCAGTCGGAAGACAAGGCCAAGTCGGAAGTGAAGGTGAAGGGCCAGCGCACCAAGAAGGACATCCGCGGTAAAAAAGCCGTGGAGAAAACCCACAAGACGGTCAAGAACCAGAAGGTCAAGAGCAAAAACCTGCTGACGATCCCGCACTATGGTGATGCGACCGACAAGGAGCTTGAGCGGCGTGCGCGGTTCGAAATGAACAAGCGCAACAGCGCCAGTCAGAAGATCACCATCGAAGTGTTTCACGTCCAATCGCCCGGCGGCACGCCGTGGGACATCGGCAACTGCCATTACGTCGAAGTGCCACCGGAAGGCATCTTCGATATGTTTGAGTGCACCGAGTTGACCTACCACGTCAACGCCGAGAAGGAGTTGAAGACGACGCTGACGCTGTCGCCGCCGCCATCGGGCGGGTCTGGCGGATCCAGCGGAGGTGGTGGCGGCGGCTTCGGACTGGACATGCTCAACATGGGTATGGGCGCAGCACGGCGCAGTCAAGCCAACGTACCAATAGTAGCAGGGCAGTATCCTGATCCGTGGGGGCCGCCTATGCTGAGCGAGATGCCATACACTACGCTGGTTGAGCAGGCTGCCAAGCCGCTGACCGACGAAGAAAAAGCCGAACAGAAGAGAATGCGCGAAGCCCCACCGTTGACCCTCCCCCATTGGTTTGGAGAGACCTCATGACCGTACCGTTTGTCCCCTTTGGTGCACGATCAAACGATGTCCAAGACGGGCTGGAACGTCACATCTATGGTGAACTGGAGTACCATGACGCTGGCTCGATCATTAAGGTCAAAGGCACCGATAGCGGCGATGAAGAGGTAACCGTTCTCACCATGGGCGTCGGCAATTTCAAGCTGAAGAAGGACCACGACGCGGAGGTGTACCTGCTGGCGTCGTCGAGCGACACGCAATTGAAGGTGGCTGTGCTTCAGATCCCGCACGACAAGCAACGGCGCTGGCCAGAGAATGAAGGCGGCATCCAGCATCCGACTGATCCTGAAGTGTCCGTGCACATCTCCGACAAGATGACGCACGTCACCAAGAACAAGTTCGGTGTCGGTGAAAAGGGCGAATTCGAAATCAACGGCGACAAGGGCGTGTTCAGAGTCAGCAAGCTGATCGTGGACGGCGAACTGGTCGTCAACAAAAAGATCATCACGCCGGAAGTCGTACAAGGCAGCGAGAAGCCGCCCGGCTTTGAAGGCAACAAGCAGGAGGAAAAGAAGTCCAGCGGCGGTGGCGGGTCCGGTGGGACCACGCAAATCGAACTGGATTTCGGCAATGCAGATTGATCCCTGCCTTGAAGAGAAACTCGGCCATCGTCGGATCTTCTGGACGACTCGGGTCGAGGCGTGCGGCAGCTATCTGCTGTGCGGCATCGATTGCTCCATTCCGGGTCTGGAATATGAAGACATCGCCGATCCGTACCCGGACCGCGCCCTGCCGGGAGAAGTCAGCAGCGGCTACCGCACCATCAGGAACGATGAGTGGCTGCAAGGCTACATCCTCAACATCCTGAACACGCGGGCGCGCACCGACATGCGCTGCCCGACACCGGCGGCGACCTACGGCCATTGGTCGGAATCCTACCGCGACGACGATCTTTACATCGGTTCGACGATGTGGAACGCGGCAGAGAAATCGTACGTTCGCACCGCCGATGCAGTGAAGGCGATTGCCGTCGCTGTTCGCACGGATATGGGGAAACTGATAGCTCTCGGCATTGCCGAAACTGTAGACGTTGAGGCGACCTACAAAGGCTCCAGCAGTGTGGCAGTCATCGTCACGGTGAACACGGCCACGGGGCGCAGTCGCATCAACCTGTCCGGCAGCTTCGTATCCGAGACTTGGGTCTGGCACTGAAACGCCCATGACATGCACCATCACACGGCCAGATCCACAGGAACTGTTCGATCACCTGAAGAACATGTTCTCGTCGACCGTTCTTGGCGGCGGGAAGATCTACCCGGAATCGAACGAGTGGTATGTCGTCACGAACGACTATGCCGCGGCCGAACAGTTCTATGCCATCGCCGATCAGCTATGGCGCGAGAGCAACCCGGAGACGGCGTGCTGCGAGAACCTGTACAAGATGGCGGCGCAGCACGGCGTGTTTCCGCAACCGGCCTCACATGCCGAAGGCTACGCCAGACTGACCGGCATCCCCGGATCGGCGGTGCCGCCGTCGTTTGAGATTCAGACGTCGAACGGCACCTACATCTCGGTCGGTACGGTGCCGTTGACGATGCCATCTTCGGGCACCGTGGTGGTGCGCATCCGCGCGCTGACCCCCGGTGCCGACATGAACGCCGGTGGCGAGGTGACGACCGGGACGCTGACGACGCCAGCGCCCGGCATCGATCCTGAAGTGACGATCTGCGGCGGCAGTTTCTGCGGCGGCTCCGAAGAAGAGACCTGCGAAGAATTCCGCAAGCGTTACATGGCACGGTTGGCTTACCAGCCGAAGGCGACCATGGCGTGGATCAAGCAGAAGCTGATGGAGTTTCCGTGCGCCACGCGGGTCTGCATTCGCGAAGGCACATGCTGCCGCTGCAACGCGGATTGCGAGGATTGCCCGGAGTGCGGCTGCACGAACTGCGGTAGCGCCATGCAGTTCTACGTGCTGTTCGACGGCATCTTCCCGTGCGGGATCCCGCCGCAGCATGTCATCGACGATATCGAAACATGGCTGTTCGGCGAACACCAAGGCTACGGCGAGGGGCAGGTCGAGATCGGCGTTTGCGGATCGATCCACGCTCCCAGACCATTGGTGGTGAACGTCTACGTCGACATCGAGGGCTGCCCATCATCGGCGCAGAAGCAGATGATCGAGGACCACATCGTCGCGTTGTTCCAGCGCATCTGTCCGTCGATGCCGCTGCGGGTCAAGCAGCTTGATCTGATCGTGGCGTCGATCATCGGACCGGAGTTCAACACGCAAGTCCGGTTCGAAGTCGTCGGCTACGAAGGTCAGGTGCCGCCCTATCCGCGTGACGATGTGTGGATCACGACCTGTGGCGATCTGGAGCCTGAGTGCGACGTGTTGCCGTGCCTCAACGACGTGATCTTCGTTGGACCCGACATGAGAAAGCCGCCCTGCTAATGGCCGATCCTCCTCTCAGCGGCACGCCGCCGATGGCGATGATCCCAGTCTCCAAGCTGGGGGCCGATGGCTGTGTGCCGTTCGTGGATAAAGACGAGGCGGCGTGCTGCCCGCCGCCGCTGTGTGGCAACGATTTGTGCTGCACCTTCGTGGCGTTCATGAACCTGTTGCCGTCCGGCCCGCTGTGGGATTTCTGGAAGGCCACGGCGATCAGCTATTTCGAGAGCAACCCGGAGAAGCCGGAAGAGTGCCCGCTGCTGAAAGATCCACGCTGCCCGTCGATAGTGCTGCATGCGATCTATACGGTGCTCAAGCTGCGCCATGTCGTTCACGGTGCGCTGTGGCCTGCGTACCGCGAGAGCAATCCGTACACGGCCGTGACGACGCTGGATAACCATCTGTCACGGCTCCAGTGGGAGGATTGCTACAACCAGCACTGCCGTTCTGTGTTGCTGGGCGAACTGACGCCGTACGAAGTCTGGACCGAGTGCGGTCCGATGTTCTGTCCGCCGGATTTTCCGCCGGAACTGGAGGCGGCGCTCAAGCGCGCCATCGCCATCGCGCTCAACCGCGCCAACATGGGTGTGATCAAGAACATGTGCGGCATCAACTGGATCATCGAATCTCTCGGTGCCGAGATCAGGCCGATCTACGAAGACCCGATACCAACCAATGCATGCGGGATCGCGTGCGCAGATGATCCTAAGTTTCTGCTCTGCTACACCAAGGACTGGCTGGAGGGCGTCGGCTCCGGTGACGTCTGCGAAACGAATATGCCACGGCCTCAGATCCCGGCGTACTGGGACCGCGGCTGCGACAAGCCAGCCGGTCTGCCCGACAGAGTCTGGCCAGCGGTGCTGGCCGCGGAGTGCATCGTGCGATCCATGCTGCCGCCGACCTGTTCACCCAACATCACACGGTGCTGCTGATGCCCAGTATTTTTCCAGATCCCGATTCAGCTGCTGGCGAACCGATCCGCGACGAGGCAGGCAACTGTCTTAATCCGCCGGACGTTCACAACGCCTACTGCCCGGCACCCGGCTACATCACGACGTGCCCGATCACGGCGCTGCCGTCGGACTGCAACGCGCGCATCGAGCCGCGACAGATCAACGCGATCATTTCTGAACTGATCTCGTTCGCCGAGTGCCTCGATCCCGACGGGCCATGGGACTGCACCAAACTCAACAACATCTGCGCGGCCTTCACGCAGTGGGCGATCCTCAACGTCGGTGTTTTGATCTCGGACACGCCGCCTGATTACGCCAAGCCGCGGCAGCTTTGGTGGGAAAGTGACACGGGCGTTTTGTTTCTGAAATACGATGACGGAAATTCCGTGCAGTGGGTGCAGGTCTCTGGCAACGACAACAACGTCGACCTGATCTCCATCATCGGATCCGGCAGCATCGCTAATCCGCACAAGGTCGCGCTCGTCGATTGTGGGAGCTATTGAGATGTCGTTTGATTTTCCAGCCAATCCGCCACTAGGGCAGATCTACGTCAAGGACGACATCGTCTACGAGTGGAACGGCTATGCGTGGGTACGCGGTGTCGGTCTCTCCATCATCCAGCCCAGCGATTACGTGCTCAAGGCTGGCGATACCATGATCGGCTTCCTGTCGCTGCACGCCGATCCGTCCGCCAATATGCATGCTGCGACCAAGCAGTATGTCGACTACTACAAAATGCCGACGATTCCGGCCGCCAGCGAGGATGGCCTTGCGCTGGTTACCAGCGGCGGGGTCGGGGTCTGGGGCGCACCGATTGACGGGGGATCCTACTGATGGCGCAAGTTATTCAGATCCATCGCACCTCTGCGGCGAACAATCCGCCAACTGGCCTTCAGCCGGGCGAGTTGTCGGTGGAGTTGGGCACGCCGACGCGCCTGTGGGTCGGCGTCTCCGCGGTCGAGAACGCCAACCAGCGCAAGCTGCTGATCGACACCTCGATCACCGGCATCGCCGCAGTGTCGGACGACCCGCCGCTCAACCCTTTGCCGGGTATGCTGTGGATCGAATCGGACACGCTGATCCTGTGGTTCTGGTATGTCGATGTTGATTCATCGCAGTGGGTGCAGCTGAACGGCTCAGCCGCGGGCGGCCCGGCATTCGCCAACGTCTCCGACGTGCCGCCGGATTCGCCGCCGCAGGGTTCGCTCTGGTGGGAAAGCGACACCGGCATTTTCTGGATATACATCGATGACGGCAACTCGCAGCAGTGGGTGCAAGCATCTGGTTCGTCCGGCGGCAGCGGCGTCACCGTCGAGTCCTACACCAAGGCTGAAGCCGACGCGAAGTACGCCGTGTTGACGCAGCAGATGACGGCGATGCAAAACCATATCATGATGCTAGAGGCGAAGCTGGCTGGCGATGTTTGACTTCCCGCTTAACCCTGCCATCGACGACGAGTACACTGTAGCCAGCATAACCTACAAGTGGAACGGCTACGGCTGGGTTGTGAAGATCGAGGAGCCGCCGGTCATCCCTGCGGTCACTGTCATCTCGGACACGCCGCCGCCGGATCCTGTCGCGGGCATGCTCTGGTTCGACAGCAGCGCGGGCAACACGTACATCTGGTACGTCGACGTCGACAGTTCGCAGTGGGTGATCATCACGCCGCAACCGGATCCGTCGGCGGTCGTCAGCACGCTGGCGCAGACGCTCGATGTCACGCAGCAGACGCAGGCGCGCACCAACATCAACGCGGCTGCGGCCAGCGAGATGACTGCA